TGCTGATGCTGATGGAACTTATAAAACAGCTCGTATATATGGTGATGGCCCGTTTGGAAGTATTATAAAAGCTAAGTCTGGTTCTAATAGCACTCTTGTTAGTAAAGTAAAGAAAATAGATAATATTCAAATACAAGGTGTACAAGGTACTATTTGCTGTATAAATATAGACCACAGCAGTCAACGAATACATAATGTTAAAATTACTGGAGATAATAGTAATAGGAATACTTATGGAATTTATTATTCTCCATTTCATCCACAAAATGCTAACAGTTCTGGAGACTCTCAGAGTTGCTGCTGTGCCTATCTAAACGATGTAGTTATTTCAGAATGTGGTACTGGTTTAGCAATATGGGGAACAAATAGTGGGCAATCACCAACTTCAGGTACTGGTTCACATCATTATGCAGCTCATGCAAATGATTCTCAATATAATAAACTCCATATTTATAACACAACTACTGCTGGTATACATATAAAATGTAGAGCAGGAGGATTGACATTTAGAGATACTAATTTATCTCAAATGTCTGGTAAAGGTTTATGGATACAAGGTGGTAGAAAACTAGAATTTGATGGTATATATACAGCATCATATGGTCCTGCTACTACAAGTGATTACTGGACTGTTTACTATGATGCTTTCGTAGAAACTGTTTCTGGACTTAAAATACTTAATCCTAGAGAAGAACAAACTAGTACAAGAAGTTATTTTACAAAAGCATATAACGCTGAATTAAGAGGAGGTACAGGTCTTAATAATATTAAATTTGTTGGAGAAACAGCTTATACTAATGATATATGGCGACTTGATAATCAGCAAGATATAAATGCTAGAGATGATTCAGGTAATGATACTGCTCATTGGGGTGCATGTATTTCTAAATTCCCATTAACTAATCGTGGTGAATTTTTAAGTTGGGAAGGTTTGTTTGATAATGAATTCAGACAAGCTGTAGGTACTACTGGTAATAAGACTGTAGCTATATATGATGATAATGCTAATTGGGCTACTAATGGTTATGATTTTGTAGAAACTGATATACAAAATGTAACTGTAGGAAGACCTTGTGCATTTCAGTATTATAAAGGATGTACTGATGTTGCTAGAATGTGGACTATGCAACAAGGTAGTTATTCCTCAGTTGGTATGATGGTTTATGATTCCGGTACTTATATAGGAATGGCAAAAGTTGGGAATGGTGGTAGTAGTATTTTAAGTTTATCATGTACTTTTAATTTTGCTGATCTACTAGATCCTACTGTCAATAAAACTGCCACCGCAACTCCAGATAATGGTGATTGGATAACAATACTACCTGTTGCAAAAGCTAACGGTGGATCTCGTAATGTTTACAAATCGAGAATTATGGTAACTTGTGCGCCATTAGCACATCAAAGCGGTTGGATTTAATTATGGCTTTATCACAAACTAAAACATTAAAAGGCAAAACACACATTGTAATTAACGATGTTGCTCTACCTACGGGAGAACAGACAGTATCAAAGGATTACTACATAAAAGTTGAAACTGCAAATTGTACAAAAACAACTTGCACAGCTTCAGTAAAATTTGATTCAAAAGATGATTACACTTATAGAAAAAATTATTCTTATTCAATGGATTTAAGTGGAGAAAATGCAATTAAACAAGCATATTTACATTTAAAAACTTTAGATGAATTTAAAGATGCTAAGGACGTTTAATTATGGCTTTATCACAAACTATAACATAAATACATTATATTGAGACTTAAACTACCCACACCTGACATACCAACGCCACCAGACATCCCTGCAATGGAGTTTAAGCCCCCTTCGGCGCATATTCCATACTTTCCCCCTATAGTGCTCCCTCCGTCCAATCTAGAGCGTCCTGCGGGGGTTAAAGCAGAGAAGACGGAAACTACTCAACCAGAGACTCCTAAATTAAATATACCTATTATAGATATAGATATGCCACTACCCGAACCTGCGGTAGTGGTTACAGCTGTTACTACGGCTGTTGTAGCTGTGGCTACCACCACTGTTGCACAGACCTTCTTTGAACCAATTCAAAAGAACGTTAAAAAACAATTACAAAAACGAGTTGATGCATGGAGGAAAAAGAGAAAGGAAAAAACTTACTCCACAAGCTGAAAGATGCTGCTGAGGATAATGAATCCCAAATACAAATCCTATCCACCTTCGTACGTTTAGGCGTAGTTGTATGGGCAGGGTTTATAATTACTCTTAATTATGTGGAATTACCTGTAATTAAGAAAGCAGGAAGCTCCGATATCACGTTCGTGGCAAGTATATTTACTGGTGCACTTGCGTCTTTTGGGCTCAATACATCAAACTCAAAAGGTAAAGGAATGCAACCTGTCAACTGTCCAATGGCTAAAAAGAAAGAAGAATGAAAAAATGGCTTTTACTCTTAATGCTGTTATCCCCCTCGGTAGGAAGAGCAGAGTTGGTCACTCCCAACTTTACCCAAGGCTCTATGCAGAGCACAACAACTACCACCCAAGAAATAGTAGAAACCGTGGAAACAACAACCTATGGTTCTGCTATAGACAAATGGACTGGAGAGAATGTAGAAGTAGATTCAGCCACTTCTGGCGGTATATCTGCTTCAGATGCAATATTCTCAATAGTAAACGAAGCCGATCCATTTACACTGGAGATAACCACGAGAGCAGCCAGTCAAGTGTTATCAGTAACAGAAATAGATCGGGAAATCGATACCACCTCTACTACTACATCCTTGTCAGTCTTCTCACAATAGGATTACCAAGTTATGCTGAAGAGGGAGAAACCAACAATACTTCAAACCCTGTGGCAGCGGCTACAGGAAATGTTACAAATCAAGCCGTCCAATTCCAGAATAATGGAGCCCCAAGTCGTCAGAATTACGGACCAGGGATATCGTGTAACGGGGCGACGATGACCTTTAGCCCATTCTATATGGGCAATCAGGTTGAACCACAGATACCTGTGGATCCTGAAGGGTATGTTAAAAATGAAAATTGGGGAGGCCAAATTAACTTTATGGTCCCCCTAGATGGGAGTATTGTTGAACGATGTAAGGCAGCAGCTGATAGACAGATAGAGAAAATGCAATTGAATTACGAACTTGTTAGAATTGACAACTGTGCAAAACTTTTGCAGAAGGGACTAATGTTACGTCCTGGGACTAGAGTTTATCATTTATGCAGTGATGTTATACCAATTGCTAAATATGAAAACGAACAAGCACAAGCTAAAAACAACCCACTAATCGACCCAAAGTATCATGACACTACTAATCAAGCCCATCCTTTTAGCATTCCTAAAGAGCGACTCAGTGAAACAACTGGTAATCGATTTACTTTCGGCTTACGTAAAAAGGACCGATAACAAACTTGATGATCAAGCGTTAGAAATTGTAAAGACAAAACTATTTAGTTAAATGGCTAAAGCCACAGAAAAACATTTCAATGAGTTACACGGTCTCGTCACTAAAGAATTTCTTAAACGAGTTAAGAGTGGTGAGGCTAGTACTCAAGATTTAAAGGCAGCCTGTGATTGGCTGAAAACTAATGATATCACTGGTATTGCTTATGATGGCAGTCCTTTAGATAAATTAGCAAAAGTAATGCCTAAGATAGATCCTGAACTAGTTCAAAGGAGGATGTATGGCACCAAAACGTTCTAAAAGTCCTGGTAGAACTTCACGTTATTATCAATCGAAGAAAGGACGGAAGTCCTATCGTAAACAAAAGAGAAAACAGAAAAAGATCAATAGTACCAAAGCTAAGAAGAACTACCGTAAGTTATTAGCTCGTAAACGTAGAAAGCTAATGATTATGGGTAAAGGTGGTAAAGACGTATGTCACGTTAAAAAAGGTAGTAATAGAACAAAACTATGTGCATCTAAAAAGAATAGAGCACGTGGTGGAGCTAAGAGGAAGTAATTATGTCTTACATAGGCGGTCCTCTTCCTGAAGTAGAGGATAAAGATGAAAGAGAATTAGGTAAAAGAGACCCTTTAAATATAAAAGGTGGTGCTCAATGGGT